GTGCTGTTTCTCAAGGAAGATGCCGAAGTTCTTCCCGTTGCGGCAGAAGTTACCAGCAACATACAGCGGCTCACTCTGTGTTCCCCCGGCCCCTAACCCAAGACCGGATGCACCGGCGGGGTTATCGTTGTCGGATGGTGCCAGACGCCCGAAATTCTCCACCACGCATTCAGTAATGGCGGAATCGCGCGCAAAGTCGATGCCAATCCCAGTCGCGCCAGAGTTTCGCACGCGCAGGCGGTGCAGGTGGCCGCGGCGGTAGAAGTTAAAATACAGTCCCTTAGTCCTGGGGAGATACCCTTCATCAGGCAATACCTGGTCCTGACAATCCACTTCAAAATCGGAGTACACAAAATCCGTCAACTCCGGGACTGCGTTCGCCGGAGAGGTGGTGAACTGCAGGGCTGAATACGAGCCATACGGCATCAGTAACGTTTTACCGGTACCGGCTCCGATAATCGATACGTTCGGCGCTGGCGTGAGGAAGGAACTCAGCCGGTATACACCTGGTGGCAGATAAATAACCCCGCCATACGGATTGCGGGCCATGTCTCTAATCGCGCGCTGAATCACCTGTCGTGCATCTTCCTGGCTGCTCGGGTCCCATCCATAGTCCTTGATACTGGTGAGAAACCGGCCATCTGCCTGCTGCTGCACGCGGCGGGACAGGCTGTTCAGCATATTGTTAACGGATGTCGGAAGACCCGGGAGATTAAGACCGCCCAGCTCATCAATATAGCCATATGCCGCCTTATCAGCGGAGCTCAGCGTGTTGAGAAACGGCCCCGGGACAGGTTGCACCTGTGCCAGCAGATCCTGCAGCGGAAAATCAGTAAGAGGGATGCGGATTTTCCCTTCAGCATCGGTGATAACGAGCAGCAACCCGTTTTTATCCGTCTCAGAATGCAGGTTTTCGGTATTGTCTTTCCCACTTCGAGAGGCCAGCTCCTGCAGGCTTCCATCCATACCGGAAAAATATTTTTCTCCCGACTCAGTTTCAATTTCGGTTGTAAAACCATCCAAAGACAGAGATTTAGACAGATTCTCATCGAGTTCGTCAATGTTTATTCTGGCAGCGATAGCCGCTTCAGAAATCAGATGCTTACCCGTTGCAACGGGCGCTCCCCCCTGATTGGTATATTCATCAACCCAGTAATCAGGATTTGCCGAACGCACGGAGAAAAGGGAACCCTCCGGGATCTTACCGGCATTAATAGCATCCTGTGCAGCAGGAATATTGGTAAACGGAAGCTCTCCTGATTTTATAATACCGTTATAAGCATCAAGCTGATTTTCCAGGTAAGCCTGTTGTAATTTTAAATACAGTGTTCTGCAGGCAAGCTGAAACGCCTGCAGGTTTGATGGACCATCGCCCGGAACTCCTTCCTGTTTACCCAGTACCGGCGTCTCTTCCGTGAGCTGATAAATAAACTCGACCCATTCTGGAGTTTCCTGCAAATTTGACATATTACTTACCTCGGTATTGATACTGGCCGTCATATTTCGCCCGACCGTTATACGTCAGGGGGGGATGTGGAGGCTGTGGTGATTGAGAATTAACTATCTGTAGCTGGCCGAAATAGCTGAAGACCGATTCGGTCTGTTGATTAAAGTCAGGAAGAATTAACGAGGTCATATCGATTCCTGAAAGGTCACTCCCGCTGCTAATCATTTCCAATGTTGCCAGCGGATCAACAGAAACCCGGTAAAGCTCAAGCAGTACAGGTGCCGAACCTTCTGCCAGATTCACCCCCTGAAAACGTAAATAAAACTCCTGCGCTTGCGCAGAGAAAAACGGTAGCCACTGGTTAAACAGGTGTTCGTATGCCGCTGTAAGGCCCGCAGATTCCGGAGTTACAAGAAACTCAATCGTGCCGAACTGGCGGTCAACAATATAATCTGCATCACGTTCCAGCCCGTTAATACTGACGTTAAAAATCGTGGTATGGGGGAGCGCGATAATATCCCCTTTAACGATCCCATCGGGTAAGGCGAACTGTTCATTAAATGAAAACGGTTCATCCATCGGTTGAGCACCCAATAACAACGCCAGATTTTCAACCGAGAAATTATGCCAGGTTGAACTGATTGAACCGCTGGCCCCGGTAATGATTCTCTGATTCTGAAAGATCTGTCCGCCCCGTGATGCTTTTGTTATTTGTTGCTCATACGAAAATGCTATTTTCAATGATGAAACATCGCCGACCCAACGAAATGCACGCTTATTATCTCTCGGAGCCAGGAACACCTTACCCTGACCATAATAATAGTTTTCCCTCATGGTCCGATACTCCGTTCAGTCAGTTTCAGGGAGATTATGCCCTCGTTCAAAACGGGACCGGCTGTCGTGAAAATTGTGATATCCATTTCTGCGAGATAAATACCGGCATCCCATTCGATAGTTGCTGCTGACCCGGTTGCGGAATCCAGCAGCAGCGCAGAGGCATCACCTTCCAGCGCCAGCACGGTCAGTGGACCGCTGGTTTCCGTCCACTGCACGATGGCCAGCACAGGATGTGTGCCGAACGACCACGGCGACGTCGGCCAGGTTCCGGCTGGCCATTCAATATCATCGGCAGGAATAGAAAGACCGCTGGCCACCAGGTCGGGTGGATACCAGGCGGTGATTCCGGCAGCATCAGCAATAGCATGCAGCTCCGGCACCGCACCGGTTTCGGTATCTTCCGGCGTTGCCGTGGCCCAGTCGCTACCATCAACAATGGTCAGGGACAGGGTGACGGTGATCGGGAACGCCTTATAACGACCTGAAGGCAGTCCCGCCCGGAATGTATAAAGCGACATCAGTCCATCACGGCGGCTCTGCAGTGTCAGGGTATGTGCATCAGCATCATCACCGCCGGTGACGTAGGGGATCGGGATGCTGGCGTCACTGGTGGCCAACGACCAGACCTCGCTACCTGTGCTCTGAGCAATCAGTTTCACCACATACTCTGTACCGGGTTCGGGACCGATGCTGTTTTCAGTACAGGCAATCAGGCGGTCGGCCTGCAGCAGGCGGTCACGATGGGAGAATGCCAGCGTAAAAGTATCGGCGGTGGCCACGGCCTCAGGGTACAGGACCCCATTCACGCGAATATTCCCGGGCAGATACGGTCTGGCCTGACGCCCGGTCATGGTCAGCGCAGCCACCGGAGCGGCAGATTCTGCCAGCGTCTCCGTGCTGGTCCGGGTGAGCAAACGTGCCTCCACCGTTTCACCGGACAGATATTCCAGTCCGTCCGAATCCAGCGCATCCTGATACGCCCAGCACCTGTCCCCTGCAAAGTGCCCTGACGGCAGGGAGTCCATGCAACCACGTCCGACGGTGAGAGTGCCTGCAGGAATATCGACCGCGTCAACACGCATGATTTCATCATTAATCATCAGACCTTCACCAACGGTCGGGAAGATGGCCATGCTGACATGCAGGACGGTATCGAGTCGACCGACTGGAGCCGTAAGCGTTCCTGATGGTGTCCAGTCACCCTGGCCACGGTCGGCGAACGTGGCTCCCGCTGCGCGGGTCTGCAGCAGATAGTTGATGCTGAGTGAGGTTGGTGCGATGGCCATCACGCCAGGATAGCCGGATTCAGGTTTCAGATAGTTCAGCTCAGCCTCGCTGACGGTCCCGGCCAGAACAGCATAAGGCAGCTCAATCAGCCGCTGGATGGTGACAGGTCGGGCGGATTTATCCGGCGGTGTCCAGCCACTGTCCTGTTGTCCGGAGCTGTAAGAGGTGGATGGGAGGCCAAAAACATCCTGAACAACAGTCAGCGTCAGGACGCCGGTATCGCTTTCCTCAATTTTCCCCACGCGCAGCACCATATTATCGATATTGCGGTCGGGCAACTGGACACGGAAAACATCACCCGGGCGCAGAATACCCCCGCGTCGGTCGAACTGGATGACCAGACGGGTCAGTTCAGACTGGGCCGTTTCCAGGTCTCGCTGGGCTACGCGGGCGGCAAGTGAATGTGTGGGGATCGCTTTGTACTCGACCGAACTGCTGTTGAGTCCGGTATTCTGTATCGCCCCGAGGTTCTGCGCCCGGACCTCACCATCGGCATTTGTGACGGGGTCATTCCAGGTCACGACAATTTCATTCGGGTTCGACGTGGTACTGGCGCTGTCATCATCCTGAACAGCAATAATGCCGTTATCGTAGGTGAAGAGCGGCAGGTCATCGACACTGTAATCCCCGCGCAGCAGCTTCAGGGTCAGTTTGCCGGTTTCGAGGTCGGCATACTGTACCGCGCCGACATGATCGAGTACCTGCTGAACGAACGTATCCAGCCCGTCCTGACGGTTATAGCGGAAGCACAGGCCAAAACCTTCTTCATACAACGTATCAGCAGCAGCGCGATAACTGTCGAGGTTCAGGTCATCGGCAAGCGTCAGCTGGCGTCCCCAGTCACGGTTAGTTGCACATTCCACAAGGATGTGGGCCGGGTTCATGGCATGAATGGCCCGCAGATTGGCAATCTGGTCCGGCAGCAGATCGCTCTCGTCATCCAGCTGGCCCTCGGTATTCTCAAGCATGATGGTAGCTTTCTCCGGGTACCAGACATCACCGTCCCAGCCTTTCGTGGTGCGGCGAACGCGGTATAACCACGGTTTGGGGCTGGCGCTGTAGCAACTGACCAGACCACTGAAGAAGGTGGTTACCACGCCACGAAATCCCGGCACCAGTCCCGTCAGCAACTTCAGGAGCGATGCCGGTGGAACCTGATCCGGTTCGCCCATCATGATATCCAGTTGACCCTGTATGCCACCCTCACCACCGGTATCATCGCCGCCGAACAGACCGGGTTTGTCGATGTACACCGAGGTGCTGGATGAAATCTGCCCCGGCGTACCGGCAAAGACCGTCTTTTTATCGGCCATGATCGACACAATTTCGTTAACCGGACCGCGCCCCAGCCCCGCCTGTACATCCCAGGAATAGCGATAGCCAACGGTGACTTTTTTTGAACCTTTACCGCCCATTTATGCTCCCGCTTCTTTCTGAGTCTGTTGCGCCAGTTCGACGATCTGAATCGCCAGCGCGTCGCCGGTTCCGGCCAGCTGGTCTGAATCAATCCCGCCGTCACGGATGAACGCCTGCAGGTCGAGGTTATATCGGGAAAAGAAGGTCCGTAGCCCCCATGCACAGCCGCCACCTGCGCGAATATGCTCCATCGTGATCCACATAGCGCCTCCGTTACTTTTTGATGGCCTGATAGCGATAATTGCCATAGCCCAGCACGAACCAGTCCGCCGTCCAGCAGTCACCAAAGAAGACGCACTGCGGGGTGCCCTCATCGGGCATGGGCATATTCCAGTCATCCTCGGTGGCCGCTTCCGGCGTGGAGTTTTTGCTTTTCGGGGCCAGCGCGGTATTGAGGACGTACGATGCAACCAGCACCGCCACAAATTTTGCGACCGCAGCCCAACTGAACGGATCCACAGGTACCTCCTAAAACAGTTTGATGATGGTGTACGGTGACTTACCGGGCATATGCGGCTGGCCACCGTAGTTGAGATGATTGGAAAACTTGCTGTCACAGGTCGCAATCGTGCGGTCGCAACCCGGGTACAGCGTGACGGACTGCCCGACCTGCAGGCCTGTAGTGCCGCCAAAAAGATGCAGCGTGTTACTGTCCTGCTCACGGAGGCCGCGCCGCTCGGTATAGCCATTGCGGTCAAACTCAATGTAACCGCCCGAGAACCAGTCGCTGGCAAGGCCAGCAGGCAGGTTCACGGTAATGGAGGAGCCATCGAGGGCGGTGACCACCACACCACCGATCGCAAACCGGAGCGGGTCAACACGGCAGTTATGATCGTAAAGCGCATACGGGCACTGACGTCCCCAGGTAAGACGAAGTCCGACTCGGGAGAACGTGCTGGCCAGGCTGATGGTGATCAGCTTGCAGGATTCAATCTGCTCACGTTTGACGCTGCTGATCTCCCCGATCCAGACGACGCGAAACTCGCCGGAGGTATCCGTTGCGTGCCAGCGCATCACCCGCACCCTGACGGCCCGCGAAGGCGGCGTGGCACGAAACAGCAGTGCCACCGCATTACTGGCCGGGACGGTGATATCCATTCCGTCACCACTTCCGGAACTGAGGCCGCTGTTGCTGATGGCCTGCGCCTCCCAGACCTGACCAGCAAAATCAATATCTTTGTCGGCGTTGCTGTAACGCCAGAACAGGCTGTCGCCCAGCCGGAACTCATACAGCGTCAGCGGCTGGCCATCGGCCACGGAATATTCAAACTCACTCCAGCTCATCACGTACTCCGGTAAAAGTGGTGGCGACCCGGGCCACGCCGTCGGCATCGGTCACATGCTCCCAGGACACGCTGTCGGCGTCCTGGCGGGCTAGGGTCATCAGGGAAATGGACACAATCTGATGCTGACCTGCAGAGATGGCGTCGCCATCGAGCACGAGGCGCTCCGCACCGGCGACCAGGCTGGCGGCAGTAATGCGGCGGTAATACCGCGTACCGTCGGCCAGTAAAATACAGATATCCCGGCGACCCGGGCGGATACCCAGCTCGGTAAAACCCGCGTCGCTCACGGTCAGAACGTTGCCGTTGACAGCGCCGGTCGGGGAAAAGTCCAGCGTCTGGCCTGGTATCCATATCGGGCGCTGACGCCCCCGGAGGTACCACAGAAGCTGGCGCAGGGAAGTCTGTGCCGGACGGTTAGCGGTGAACCAGCTGTGCGTCTGCCGCCAGAACGGACGACCTGCAGTATCAATGCGGAATGGCACGCTGCTGCCATTATCCAGCTCACGGATCAGCGGCTGATAGCTGCTGCTGACCGATTCACCCCAGTCTGTTTCAGGCTCGAGCACCGGGTGGCCACGGTACTCTGTGAGCACCGGCGTATCGCTGAAGGCGTTGTGCTCTGCAATGCGGAAGCGCACCTGAGCTGTCGTCGCCGTATCGGTGAGACGGGACAGCGACGGCGGCTCTGTCAGCACCGCCGGACGCACCGGATACACCAGCGAGCCCGCAGGCCAGCTGTCGGTCAGCGGGGAGCCCAGCTGCAGGGCATCCCCGATTATACCGGCAATGGTGGCCATCCGGCTGGTTGCATCAGGGGACTCATCGGTTTTCAGCAACACCGTTCCGCCAACAGAAAAGTCGCGCCCGGCGGTCGGAATGGAGAGCGCGGTCGCGCCACTGGACACCGCTGCCGGCAGCGCATAAACATCCGGATACACCGGCATGGCCCAGGTACCCGCGCAGCCCTGCCAGAGCATATGTTCGAAGCGCTGGCGGGCGGTGTCATACAGCATAGCCGTGAACTCGAACGTCCGGCGCGGTGAAAGTCGACGGGAAATCCGCTGCTCAGCGCCGGTTGGCGACTGTAGTACATCGGTCTTCCACTCCAGCGTCTCAGTCACGCCACGGGACCAGTCGGGGTCAGCCAGCCAGGGAAATAACGTCGTCATTTATTCAGCCCCAGCCATTGTTTCAGGGTCGGCACCTGCGCCTTGAGCGACGTGGTGAACTGGCGCTGGCCAGCCAGCGTCTGCGCTCCGGCGGTATAAACCTCGGATGGGTCCAGCACCAGTTGCTGCTGCAGGCTGATGGGCTGCTGCGACGCAGCGGCGGGCGTGGCCATCGCGGTTTCAGGCACGGAGGCCGGGACCGGCATATTCTGCGCGGGGATACCCGCCAGACCACCGTTGGCATGACGAACGCGGGGCAACCAGCCCTTGACCGCATCCATACCGTGGCGGTTGAACGCGTGCAGAAAGTCCAGCGCACCGGGCTGCTGAACCACTGCGGCGCGGGTCACAAACTCCTGGTCGGAGAGCATCGCCGGTATGGAATCTGAGGTCGTGCTGCCGGGGCCGCGAACCTGACCACCATCAGCCGCAAACACACTGCCAAGAAGACCGCCAATACCACCGCTGCTCCCGATAAGGCTGGAGGTGGCCATCTGCGCCAGCTGCTGTGCCGCCAGCTGCGCCATGCTGTTAATGATGGTGAGGGCGAGGTTTTTCACCGCATCACGCAGGTTCATCGTGCCTTTGGCCAGCCCCATCAGGGAGCTTTCGATACCGCTCTGCAGACCGTCGCGGAATGCCTGAGTCAGCTCATTACCCGCCTGATTCAGCTTGCCGAGTTCTTCTTCAAGCTGGCGGATCATCTCCCGGATTTTGTCACCGGCTTCACCGGGGGCGGTGGCCATCTCTTTCAGCTGCGGGAGGTAGCCCTTGATTTTGTCGCCAACTTCCTGGTGAAGCTGAACGAGGCGCTGCCGCCCCTGAATCTCATTAAGCAGGCCACCCTGAACTTGCGCCTGAATGCTGGTTTCCTGCTGGGACTGCCAGGTGAACAGGTCGTCGAGCTGCTTTTTAAGGTCATCGACGCGGATTTTGGTTTCAGCGACCGGCAGCAACTTATCGAGCCAGTTCAGCCCTTCGGTGTTGCCGCTGGCTTCAAACTCGCGGCGCAGGTCAGATACGCGATTCTGTAGTTCGAGCATCGATGCGCCAGCGGTGTCGCCGGTATCGCGCATGTACTCCAGCTGCAGCTGGAGGTTCTGCCCCTTAAACTCCTGGGCGGTGATGGCGGCGTTGGCTGCTTCCGCCTGCCGACGTTGCTCAGCGGTCAGATTGCGGGTCGCAATCTCCTGGGCGCGGGTCGCTGCGGCACCCTGAGTGCGTTTTGCTGCCTGATCCTCAAGCTGTTTGACGAAATTTTTGTTGGAGGTTTCTTGCTGTTTGGCGAGGGACTGACCTTCCTTTGTCGCCTTATTGGCTGCGTTGGCCGCATCAATTTTTTTGGCCAGCGCCCGGGCTTCATCCTGCTGGGCTTTAGTCGCACTTGAGAGCGTGCCGTTGCGGATTTCAGCCTCGACGCGGTCCAGTTCGGTGATGGCTTTTTTCTGGTTCAGCGTCTGCTGCAGCTGTTTGTTGTACTGCTCCGCCTTCTGGCCAGTTTTATCCAGCGCTTTTGTGTCGGTATCCCACTGACCGCCGGAAAAGTTCTTACCGTCGGTGGAAGTGACGCCACGGGACTGAAGCATGTCCCGACCGCTGGCGCTCTTCCACAACGTTTCATAGTTCTTACGGGTTTCTTCTACTGCGTCGGCTTCTTTTTCAAGCTCGGAGCGGTTGCCTTTCCAGATGCTTCCCAACTTATCTGCCGCAGTGATGGTCTCCGCGTCAGTTTGTTTTTTCTTCGCCTCCAGCTGCGCGATTTTCCGAAGTTCTTCACGCTTTTGTTTGAGGGAATCAAGTTCGGCCTGCTCAGTTCCTATTGATGGTACAAGTACAGGGCCAATATAGGTTCCCGCTTTAGCGCGTCTTTCCAGACGAGCAATTTTCTCGTCAAGACTGTCGATACCCAGAGTCGCAGATACATCGCCTTTGATACCTTCCCAGGCATCAATAGCGGCATCCTTAACATTTTTCCACCCCCGGGCAACCCAGTTAAGCTGCTGTTCAATCTGGCGTAAACGTTCCTCGCTCGCCCTCTTAAATGCCTGAGAGGCCAGCTCAATCGCTTCTTCTTTTCTCCCCTGGTCTTCCAGACTCTGGATGCGCTGATAAGTTTCCAGATTCAGAAAATGATACTGCTGGTTGGTGTTGGCAGCCCATGACGTTGCGCTGTCGCTCATTTTCAGGAAGTTCGACACCACCTGGTCCGCAGAGTCGCCGGACAGCTCGGCCATCAGAGAGGCGGCCTGCGCGACGGAGTTCAACGTTTCACCGGTAAAGCGGCCACTGCTGACCAGCCCATTCAGGATATCGCGCACCTGACTGTAATTACCGCGCAACTGGCCACCTTGCTGCGCCATCTGCTCCAGTTCGCCGGATGTCACACCGGCATAGTTGCCGGTTTTCTGGATCGAGCTGTTAAAGGCATCCTGGTCATTCATCGCCGACACGGCCGCAATGCCCACTGCAGCAACGATACCTGCCAGCCCTCCTATCGCTAAACGGGCGGGGGTGATGATGCTCAGGAGCGCTTTGAAGGTGTTGCCCACGCCCCCAAACGAGTCCTTGATTTGCCCGCCTTGCTGAATGGCCACGAGCCAGACCGGCATCCCGCTGGCCAGCGAGGTGACGACGTCGGTTATCTGCATCGGCAGGTATCGCATGGCCTGAGCATACTGACCGGCGCTGATACCGCCTTTGCTCATGGCGGCGTTCTGGTCGGTAATCTTCTGGATAAACGGCGCAGCTTCCGCCGAAATGCCAAGCTGTGCCGCTTTATACTGCAGCAGCTCGGCGGTGGTCAGGTTCATGGTCTCGGCCTGCTCGCGCAGCCGGTTGATGAACTGTTCTTTGGTGGCTGCAGCCTGTGCTTCAGCCTGTGCGGCTTCCCGGGCTGCAGCCGCTTCCTTGCGCCCGGCATCAGTCGCAGCATGAGCGGATTTTTCCACCTGCAGGCGCAGTTCGTTCAGACGCGAGGAATACTGCTCGAAATCATCATCACCAACGAGACCCGCGCCACGGAATGTGCGCAGCTGCTCCTGCATGTCATCCAGTCGGCCATAGGCGGCGACGACTGGATCGATACGGTTGACCAGGGCGGTCAGCGCAGCACGCTGGGCATCAATATCTGCCGTGGCGCCGTCAATACCACTCTGAAGCGAGCCCATCTCGGCCCGGGTGCGGGCGATAGCGGCCTGATAACCGGCATAATCTGTCGCCGCCTGCTGGGCCGCATCGCCGGTCTGTGACGCAGCGGCGGCAGCGCTCTGTTCTGCCTGAGCATGGCTACGGGCTGATTCGGCAACGCTGTCCTGCGCCCGGGCGGTGGTACTGAGTTTCTGCGAGCTGGTTGTTGCTGCAGAGCCAACGTCTTCCACATCTCCGGCCAGCCCCTGCAGCGCACGACTGGCATCCGCGAGGTCGGCGCGGATTTTCAGCATTAAATTGAGGGTGGAGTTATCGGCCATGACGCACCTGTATATAAAGGAAGAAAAAGCCCCGATCAGGATTTCAGGGCATTCACCCGCTGAGTGGCGGTATTGCCACCGGCAAATGCGGCATTGACGTCAAATACGCGGTCAATGCACGCCTGCCGGTGTTGCCGTAGCGCTTCGCTGTAATACAGCGTCAACTGGCGGAGGGTGTAGGTTCCGAGCCTGCCCGGGTCGTGTCCGGCCCGGATGAGGGTTGCGAAGATGCTGCCGAAGCCGACAATTTCGCCCGTGTTGCCCTGATGGTTTCCAGCCGGACGACAGCGTTCATAAAAAAACGGCGGTTCTGGGTCCACCACCAGTCAATCAGGCTCTGGCCCTCACCGGCGGGCAGCAGCGCCACCCACTGAACGGGCTGGTCCACAGAACAGGCGATGAGTTCAGGGATATCACCGGCATGCTTTCGCAGCACGGCTTCAATCTCTTCAATCAGGGGCCACGGTGTCTGCATGACCTCCGCCAGACTGTGGGTGAGCGCATCCAGTTTGTCGCCCAACTGCAGCATATCCACCAGGGTGTATTCGCGGATAACCAGCCCCCGGCCCGCAATGGTGATATTGCGGGTCGAGAGCAGCACGCTCAGCTCATCTTCGGTATCGGCGGGTTTCTGCTTGCTCATGCGACAGGCTCCGCAACATCAATGACGCGGCCAAAGCGACCGATGGTCGGGTCGTCCGGACGGGCATTGTCGTACAGCACGGTGGAGGTGGTCTCCAGCCCGGCCAGCGAGGTGTCGCCCTGAATCAGCGCCAGCGCTGAGGCCGGGGAGAAGGAGATTTTGTAAAGCTCCAGAATCTTCGCCGCACCGCCTTCGGCAAGGTTGATCCCCTCGAAACGCAGGTAAAAATCTTCCGGCTGCTGGGTGAACAGCGTGGTGTTGACCGAACCTGCATACTTATAATTCACGGACGGTGCCGTTGCCTGATCGGTCAGGAAGGTGATCGCCCCGTAGGTGTAATCCACTTCGTAGTCGGTCCCTTCCACCAGGGTACCGATAACCACGTCACTGACGCGCTGATGGTCCAGAATGTAGCGTTCACCCGCCACAATACCTGCCGGAAGAAGTTCGCCGGTGATGGTGCCTGCGGGGATCACAACCTGCTCACCGTACAGCACCACGGCCAGATTCTCCGGGGCCAGATCGTGCCAGGTTGACGTCAGCGTACCGTCCTGGTTGGTGACAAAGCTGCGCACCGTGCCCCGGCGTCCGGAATAACTCTCTTTGTGGTTAAGACGCTCAACCGTCAGCGCCAGCGATAAGGCCGACACATCGCCAACCCAGCGGAATGCACCGGGCTTCCCGTTAGCCAGACGACGGGCCAGAAAAACTTTCCCCTGGCCGTAGTAGTAGGTTTCAAGCTGTGCCATTGTCTTCCGGCTCCTGTTGTTTGCTTTTGCCACGGTTGCCCTGAGTGTCGCTGACGACCGGAGTGGCAACCCCGATAAGTTGATGGTCCCGGAGCCAGACTTCTTCGGCTTCGGTCACGGTGATGCTTTCACCGGCTGCAAAGCGCTTACCCTGATGGGTATGCGGCTGCAGGAGTTTTACGTCGGGCATCGTCTGCCTCCGATAACATGATTGACCTGGAAGGTATCCATCCAGAGCAGGGTACCGCCGTCATAGTCCAGAATGTCGCCCTTGAGCCACTGGATACCGGTGGTTGCGAGCTTGCCGGGGACCCAGCCAATCAGCTGGTCGCGTATCTGACCGACCAGCGGGCTGATTTCATGGGTCAGACCGTCGGCACCCTGACCATAGTTGCGCACGGCAACGGCCACGCCGAAGACCGCCTCGGCAACCTGTGCCCGGCTCCCGTTCCCCGGAACACCGCGCTCAGGCCCCATCAGCACATACGCCCCGGGGACCGCAAAACCGGATAACTCCGTTACCTGGCTGTATTCGACGATGGTGCCAAGGAAGCTCAGCGGGGACGGCGTCAGTGGCTGCAGGCGCTCGACGATCAGACTGATGGAAAACGGTTCGCTGCTCATTTTCCGAAATCCCTCAGTGAGTCCATGCTGAACGTGCGACCGGGGCCATCCACCATCGGCGGACCGCCAGCGGGTTTCTGCGTATCGGTTGCGCCGAGGCTGAATTTGCCGTTGGCCAGTTGCTCCATCAGCTTCATCGCATCGCGGTAATCACGGACAATCGGGTCTGTCCGTTCATCAGAAATACGATGCTGATGGAGCTTGTAGCGCACAACGGAGCGGCCCCAACTGCTCAGGATCGGGTGGACCTTCACCAGCGGCAGGGTGTAACCACGCTGGCGGAGATAACCGTCAATCAGGTTCTGGGCTTCTTCCACCGCACCGCCAATGCGCTCCACCACCTCAAGGGCCACCGCCACTTCAGCAGGAGGCCATGACGTGGTCTCTTCCCCACGCAATACCGCATCCAGCAGCTCCGGTCGGGCCGGAGGCTTACCCGGAAGCTGAGTCACCTGAGACAGTTCGACCGCGCCCGGGCGGTCAGCCAGTTCAGCAAGGGAGATATACCAGGTCACGGCCATCACTCGCCTCCGCTTATGCCGATACGGCATTCTGGAAGAAGTAGCCACAGTCCTGAGCCACAATCAGCTCGCGCACGGACTCACCGACACGGACGCGCTGGCCACCGCGCATCCCCATGTCCGGATCAGGAATGGAGCCGGAGACACGGGAGCCAAACTGCGCAGTAAAGCCGAAGGTCACGCCACCCTGGGTATCGGCCAGCAGATTACGGTAGATAAAGGCGGCATGGTTCGCCCAGGCACGCACCAGTACCGGCTTCTGGCCCGGTCGGGCGATATTGACGAACGCCGATCCGACGACGATTTCGTCGAGTTCCAGCAGGCCGCGAAGGAAGTCCAGCGGTACCAGGCCATCTTCACCCAGTGTGCCGTTATAGGCTTTCACGACCGACGGGTTCTGACGCAGGGCTGTTGCCGTAGAGCGTCCCAGTACTGCCACGTTCGGGCGCATGATCATCTTGTCGAGCGCAGTGACAATTTTCTTAATCGGTTTGCTCGCGTCGTTGTCCCACTGGTCAGCAGCAGCCAGGTTTTCTTTATTACCCGCAGGGTAATTGGCCGCGTTAAACACCTCTTTACTGGTGCGAACTTCGCGGTCGAGCATGATGATATCGGACACGCGCTCGGTCGCACGGCCCAGCGGATCGTAATTGGCCGGAGCATTGTCGATATCGGACTGCGGAACCGGTGCATCAAGGGCGTAATCGTTGGTCGAGGAGGTCTCATCCTCTGCATCAAACTCAATCTGATTGGGTTGTGACGTCCGCCCGACGGTGGTGGTCGGTACGGTGAAGCCCTGACCGAGATCGAACTTCCACCATTTAAACTCGGCTTTCCCCACCGGCACTCGCGGTAACACGCTGTCGGCAATGAGGGAGAGGTTACGGTACCCGATGGCAATCGCCGTCAGGTGGGGGTCAATCGGAAACGGTGCTTTGGCCATTCTGAATTACTCCGGAAAAATAAGATGAAAAATTCTGTTGTTACCCTTGGAGCTGCTGTCAACCGCCACCGGCTGCAGCAGCGGCCAGTTGACCCGGTGCAATCCAGACAGAGCCGAGATCGTCTTCGGCACCGTCATACTCCGCAAAGCCGAGATAGAACTGACCCGCTGTAGCCGGAATTGCACGGCCGTCAGCATCAGCCGTCAGCGGGTCACCGGCGACAACATCACCACCATAGATGACCGGGGTCAGCTGGCTGCGAACCACATCGGCGGGTTCCCCGACACTGGCAGCAACGAGGGTGGTGACACCGATAATCAGCTTGCTGCCATCGACGGCCAGAGTGATTTCGTCCGGCACCGTTCCATGCGTGACCATACGACGCGCAGCCAGTGCCACTTCTGCCTTATGGCAGGTGATCAGACCCGGAATATTCATTGCTGGGCTCCTTTCTTCACGTGGTTAACGGCGTCCGTCATGGAGATGGTGCGACCCTGTTTAGCCTGCTCTGCCTGATAGTTCTGTGCGGCAGTGGCCAGCGCGGAAGCATCGGCAAAATCGACAGGATCATCAGTCGTGCCGGTTTTTTCGCTGAAATTCACGACGGCAGGTTTAGTGCTGAGGATCTCGCGTAGCAGCGCCTCCGGCGACTGACTGATAGTCGTCTCCCCTTCAGAGAAAGAGAGCGGCTCTTGAGACAGGTTCATCAGCACTTCGACAATGGCTGTTTTCTGGCGCGGAAGAATGCTACCGCCCTTAACCAGACCATCGGCAAACGCCACTGTGGCAGTGCGTTTTTCCTCCAGTTGTCGGGTACGGACAACTTCCTCGTCTGCAGCCAGTTTGGCTTCACGTGCTGCCAGCGCGGCTTCACGCTCGGCGAAATCCGTCGCCGTACTGGGGGTCTTTTTGTTCGGGTCCACATTGGTCTCCTCGGCATATGCCAGTGGTGAAATTGACTTACGTTCATCGGTGGCCGAGTCCAGAATCGACTGGATACGCCACTGAGGAATGATGGAATCGGCCTGCTCGATGGTTGTCTCCTGACTCACCCAGTCGCGAATCGACTGAAACAGGCTGGCCAGATTGTCGGCTTCCCACGGCAACGCGAACTCCAGCGGGCCGTTATCGCCGCTGGCCTCTGCGAACTGCGCATCAGGGAGCCCTTTGACGCCAGGAGGGACGGCCCCCAGAAAACCCACGTGCCGGGCATAGAAATGACCGGGTTTCGGGTTGCCGGGGCTGTCAGGCTGATAAATAGAGAGGGAGCGTTTTTTGTAGCTGCCCGCGTTGAAGGCTTCCGCAAAGGCCGGATTCACCTGACGCGGCGCGGCATAGACGATGCCATCACGGTACTCAAGGCGTTCCGCCCAGCCATACGCCGGAGCGGTCAGGCTCGGGTGTCCGATGACAAATGGTGCTTCCGATACTAAAGGGTCGTAGCTGTTGGCCAGATCAATGCAGTCTTCAGGGGTGAACGTGATGGTCCGTCCATCCATCGCGGTGTGGGTGCCGGGGGCAAAAACCGCAAGTGTTGCTTTAGCTGTGCTCGTCGTCATGGCTGTCGTCATTCTGGTTGTCAGGGGTTATGGCGACATCATGACGAAACGTGCTCAGGGGGTAATCTGCCCACGGACAGATAAAAACGGGACGGAAGGTAAAACTGAGGGCCAGCGCAGGGGAGGAAAAGGGCCGGGAACCGTATTAAAACGTATTATAATACGGGTCGCCAGCGTGGATTGCGTCATCGTAGCAAGGCGACCACCAGAACGCGTTACAGGGCGTCTGACGGCGACATCAGTTAAACGCCCCCTGCAGGTAGTTTTTTGCCATATCGATAAGGGTTTCCCCTTCCGCTTTTGACACACCCAGCCACTTTCTGGCGGGGATCGTGATTTTGTAGGCCGGAATGGTGTGCCACTGTGAGTAGTTTGATTTCGACTTTCGGACGAACTGACTGGCAACCTTGCCGCTTTTCTTCTGCCGGTAATACGCCTGCTGACTGCGGGCGGCGATTTCGATGGTCCCGCCAAACTGGTGAATGGCACCGTAGATCCGGTTCGTACCGAACAGCAGCTCATCGGCATTCACCTGCCAGCGGAGGGTATTCCGCAGATAGCCGTCGCGGGTGAGAACCTTGTCCGCATTTTTCCGCTTACGCTTCTGGTACCGGGCCGACAGCTCCTGCCACGGTACGCCCTCCGGCGATGTCTGCTCCGTGAAACGCTGCTGGTGAAACTCCAGCAGGCGCTCTCCCATTGAACGCAGCAGCGGTGCCGGGCGCATCATTTCGGTCCGGGCATCCCACAGTCGGCTCAGCGCATCCTGAGCATCAAACGTCAGCGTCACACCCGACATCGTCAGTCCTCCCGCGACCACAGGCTGATACCCTGTCGCAGTGACTGCAGCAGCGTATCGTCAGTTGAAATATTTCCGGCCCAGCCATCGCGCCCGGTCGCGAACACCACCGACAGCGGGTCCGCTTCACCTTCCTGCTGCAGGCGTGCCAGGTAATAGCGCCTCACCAGCGACTGCTGCTCTTCCGGCAACCAGACGATCTGCGCCCATATTTCATCGGGGTGACGGACAGCCTCGGCCAGCTGAAGTGCCTGCGCCAGCGTCAGGGATATCTGACCCTGACCCTCCGGCGATGCGAACATGTCGCTGCCAATGGCAATGCGCTGTCCCGTCGGGTCCTGGAATGCTGCATCGTGATCAGCGGTCGCGCCAAACAGCTTCAGGAAGGCGTCCACCGCGTCAGTATCGCCTTCGGGCACCGGAGCCGGACGGGGCGCTGGCAGCGGTGCCGCTGTGGCTGGCGCTTCCGCCACCGGGGTGAACGGTCCGTCGCCGACCGGGTTACTGCTCCTGGGCGGTGGCACCTCGCTGAAATACCGGCTGCGGCCCGGGGTATGCTCAAAGCCCGGGTCAATCCCCTCCGGCACAATAACGGTCCTCGGGCCACCCGGGCTGCGCTGGCCAATCACGCGGGCAATGAATTTAATCGGAGGCGCAGTATCCGGGCCGTCTTTGCCCATGCGTCGCAGGTCGTCTTCGGTGCGGGCAATCACACTGCACTGACAGCCCCAGGCATTGATCGGGAAATGGTAAATCCACCAGGGGTCATCTGCCCGCAGCACCATACCGTTCCAGCCCAGATGCTCCTGGCGGGGATGCTCCACTGCCTCGCTGTGGACATACTCCCAGTACGGATGGGTGTCGCGCATGTCCATCAGCTGCTGGTAGCGCCCGGCCATGTAAGCGCTGCGCAGGTTCGTTTCGTAAATAGTGCGGGAGCGCCACTCAAAGCCGCCGTTATAACTCCAGCCATACCGCGCAACGATGGCCGCAAAGTCCTTGCGGAAGGTTTCCAGCGTACCACCGTCAAGACTTTTCTCGACTGCGGTACGCAGGTCTGCCAGCAGGGCATCGCGGCTGGCTCCGGCAACCATAAACTCATTGTCATGCGCGGAGCCATAGACGTCTGTCCAGGCATCGGTCTTTGTACTGAACTTGCGACGGAAGAAGGCGATCTGCTCGCTGAACGGCAGCGAGCCATAGCTGACGTTACCGGCCATTCATTTCCTCCAGCAGATCGTTGCGTCCTGCCAGGGCGGCAGCGGACATGGCTTCGCCCAGAATACGGGCATAGTCATCAAGCGACATATCGGGTATCAGCGCCGTCAGGCCGTCACGCAGCTCGTCGGCGGTCTCTGCTGAGTCGACCAGCGCTTTTATCTGATTGATCCAGCCGTCCATGACCGGGCGCAGTTCGGTATTGAGGCGACCGGCCATCAGTGTGGACGTGTCGTTATGGTCCGGGTCATGTTCCGCGAATGACGACGGCGCAGCGCCCCGGGGAACGGATACTGGTTCAGGCTTCTGCTCCCACTCGCCACCATAGGTCTCTTTAATGGTGGCCAGCGTCGGACGATAGCCGGTGGTCTCGCTGATGGTTTTGTCGCGCTCAGCCCGGTCTTTCAGGTCTTCCGCCTCTTCGAAGACACGGGACACCACCGGCACTGCGGCATCGGGGAAATTAAAATCGGTAAACCATTTCCCCGGCCCCCGGTTCCAGGACTCGCAGATAACATCCGCATCGGCCTTGACAATGGAGTCCAGCACCTTGTCCTGCAGGGACTCGTTACCACCGATACCTTTTGCCGCGCCACCTGAGCTGGATATCTGACCCACCGTCACGCGGCGGATGGCCTCATTCATCGCGTTGTACATCGACTGATAGTCAGCGGCACCGGAACGGGCAGCAGACATCAGTTCGACACTCATCCCCTCGGGCATAATGACGCCACTGTCGGTCGAAATGGCCCGGGTCAGCGCCAGCAGGTTACGTTTCTGCTCCTGAGTCGCTCCTTCGGGGTGTTTCCCGGCGACGGTCGGCATTCCGAACTTATCCAGGAAAATCAGCCAGAACTTGATATCGTTGCGCTTGAAGAACGTCGGCCAGTACAGCCAGTGCGCCAGTCCCAGACCATAGGGCTCATCGTCATGATCTGCGCCGGTGGAAAATGACCAGAAATACGGCCCCTCGCAGGGCTCACCGGCCATCATATTCTGTGGGGTCAGCAGGCGCAGTTCGCCTTTCGGGCTGAAACGGAAGCGGCGACGGTCGCGGACCTTAATGTCGTCAATCCACAGTAAATTATCCCGGACACCATAAATCAGCTCTGACACCGCATAGCCATAGAACACGCCATAGTGCATCAGGCGGGTGATGCGGTCGAAGCCCAGCGCGTCTATCTGCTGGCGCATGGCGTCTGCGGCCTCGATATCCACCGGGCGCTCGCCTCCGGCCTCGACCTTAATCTCACGGGATATCAGCGCATCCTGCCGCTGGCTGAAGGCTGACTTGACCTCATCGTCACTCAGTACCTCGCGGTAAATCTTCAGGTCAGGTGCGCCGCGATGCTGCAGAACGCTGTCATCGGATAATGCCAGCGCACCAATCCACGGGCGGGTGATATCGCGCCCGTCACCGGTCGAGGCAAACTCGCGCCCCAGTTCAGGACGCGGTGTGGATGAGGGTTTTGATGGCATCTGTCTTTTTTGTTTTTTGCGACTCACAGGTATCCTCCAAAGTCATTAATGCCACGCACGGTACCGAACCCGGTGTCTGTGAATTCACCGGCGCTGCTGCTGTCGCCGAAGCCTGACAGCACGCGGAAAATATCGCGCTCACCGGTGGACTCAAACGCTATCTCAGTGGCCAGATTCAGGGCGGCATAGTTCGCCAGACAACCGGCAATGGCCGTATCGCCGTGACGCACCAGTTCGGGGTCTTTGAGGTCTTTTTTCTCCAGACTGGCGACCATTGGCACGCCATCTATGTTTTCCACGGCCCGCAGGTCCTGTGCGGTGTTCTCATCGCGTGGCAGGATGATCATGCTGTCCTCAAACAGGCCGGTGAATTTCGGCATCCAGAAGCCATACCACTTGCGGTTCAGGGTAATTTCGGCGATACGCGGGCGACCATAGCGGTCGGCGGTATACTCGGCCAGTACCATCCCCGGCCCGGTGGCATCCATCGCGCCGCCTGACTGGCGGGGAAGATGCTCGATGATCCAGAACAAAATCTGCTGCTGCAGCGCTGAGGGCACGTTGTTCAGCTCCAGCAGGAACGGGACATCGCGGCACAGGTTCTGCATGATGGCCATCGGTACGATGGAGGAAAAGTGACGGTGGCGGGCGAAGTCCATACCAAACACGTGACGCAGCTCCGGGTTGAGGGTCTCGGCCATCACCGGGCGCAACTCCCTGTCAATCCAGTCATTACCCCATGCCGCTCGCTCCGCCTCGGTCATATGGATAAAGTCATCATCCAGCGCAAGACGTATGACTGGCCGCTCTTCCGGCATGGCCCGCTCGATCCAGACGCCTGGAATACAGATACCGTTACCGTCACGCGGGATGGCGTCCAGCTCCTCACGCATCGCCGCTTTACGCGGGCCATAGGCGTTACGGATGCGGTTATACCAGGTCTTTTTCCCCTCGACAGTTGCCGCTTCGCCCTTCATCGCGCAGACCCGCTCGTACAGGCCGTTCGTCACTGCATCATCGAAGGTGATACGTAACACGGCGGCATCGTCACCGTAGCGCCCCTCTTCGATATCCTTACAGAACTGGTGGAACGGGTTATTTTTGCCGTTCTCTGAGCTGATGACCACAATACGCCCGCCCCAGATAAGCAGCGCGGTGGCCGCATCCAGTACCCCCTGAACGTCAGCATGGAATGCGGCTTCGTCGATAATGACGACGCCCTGAAGACCACGGATGTTGGCAGGTCGGGAAGAGAGCGCTGCTACCTGAAACCCGCTGGCGAAGCGGACACGATAGGCCGCAATCATCCGGGTATTACCCTGTTCGTCCTGGTCTTCGAAAAGGAACTCTTCAATCGCTGAGACGTCCTGCGCCTGCTGTGCTGCGATGACGCGGGCGAACTTGGCCACGTAGCCAATGAACTCAAGCCCTTTCTCTTTGGTGTCGCCGATGTAGTAGACGTTGTCGCCGCCAGCGGTTTTCTGCGCCCCGGCTATCAGGGTCGAGTTAAGCCCCCAGGCAAAGGTGATGCCGGTACGACGGCCCTTCGGGATAGCCAGAATAGAAACGTCATATTTGAGACATTCCACCTGGTGGGCCATCAGCACGCCGTCGGCAAACGGGTTGAAGCCGAACGGGATTTCCCGGGCCCGCGCCGGAAGTTCGTCCCATTCGACGGTACGGATGGTGGACGCTAATGGTTTCATCACTTGATCCCCAGCACGCGCTCACGCCAGAACTGCACCTGGTCTTCGCTTAACCCCTGCGCTCTGGCCGTCTCTTTCAAATTCTCTTCCTGCTCGCGCAGCAGCCGCTCACGGGCGGCACGCTCAATCTCGCGGCGCTCATCGAGGCTGGCCTTCCGGGACTGCAGGACGTCTTTTGCTGCCCGGGCAAGGTGGCGCACCGTATCAATATCCGGATCTTCTTCCTGTTGGGCGGTAAAGGCGGCATGGGTGGTGAGCGTGGTGACGGCCTGAACCATCAGGGCACCGGCACGTTCGTCCGGATTCTCACCCAGCTCACTCACCAGCAGGCGGGCCATCTGGTCCTGCTCGCGCATGCGACTGACCATTTCGCCAAACGTCTGCTTATAACGACCCAGCGCACTGCGGCTGGGTGCGTCCTCGCCCGGGAAGTGTTCGTGGATATCGGCCAGCAGCTCATCCAGCGTCATACGGTCTTCCCGCAGACGGCGCTCGATATGGGCTCGGACATCAGGCTCCAGACGGTGAATCGTGGACTTTCTTCCCATATCAGCCCCCCGCGCCGGGACGCTTCACACCAGGCACAATCGCCCGACCTGCAGCCACATCAGCGCCGCGTTCGGTCAGGCGGGCAACCAGCACCGTCCCGATATCTTCAACCGTCACCAGACCCTGCTCTTCTAGCCAGCGCAGCTCTGATTTGATCTGATCGCGGCTGGGGGCATGGCCATAGCGGGTCAGCGCCTGGTAAATGACGGAACTGTTGGAGCTGTAGCTCGGCATTTCGGATAAAAAACGCAGCATGACGAGGCGCTGGTCCTCACGCAAAAAACTGGCAAAGTTCATGGGTCCTCCGTTATTTCTTCTGCAGCAGATAGGCTTCGATATTCTCAGTACGACGATAGGTGGCCGCTATCTGCTCCTGCATCCCGTGCATCTGGGCTTCAGTACGGCTCAGTTTTGCGATGAGTTCAGTGATTTGCGACTGCGTTGGCACCGATTTAATCTGCGCCTCAACGGTGGTGATGCGGGTGCGCAGCTCCAGCAATTCCTTCTGACTGGCGGACTGGCGACCAATCAGCCAGGTATAGACACCGACCACCGCCATCACTGCCCATTGCAAAAATGCCCAGTCGAATCTCAGTTCATTTATTCCCACAGTTACCCTCCTGGGCACACTTGATGACTTCAACCAGCTGACCGGCGCACAGGCCGTACTGGTCATATAACTGCTTCTGAGCAACCGCGAGATCGTCCATGCTGCTACTTGCCGGAAACACCGGACGAGGGCATGGTACGGTCATCCTCGCTGGCAATACCCGAGGAAGCGGCTGTTGCTGCTCTCTCCCGGGCTCCGGCGAGTTCCTGCATGACGTCAGCATCAAACCTGCAACCAGCACGACTGGCAGCGTTCTTTTTGAGAGCCTCACGAATGGCCTCCGTGGATTTTTCATCCGCCTGCTGGCGGGCGTTGATTTGTTGTGCCAGTAAGGTGCTGGCCTGATTTGCCTGCGCAGTCAGTTGCCTGGCCCCGTCGATAAACTGATTCAGGGAGTCGGCGGCCTGCTGAGTCTTCTGATTCGCAACCTCAAGTCGCACATCCGCTTCCCCGCGCTCGTATCCCTGATGCCAGATAAACCAGACCGACCCCAGTATCAGCGCTGCCCACAACAGATAACGGGCGATCACTTTCACCCACTCAGTCGACGTCATGGCACTCTCCCGGTCCCCAGCCCGCCGCCAGATAGAGCGGTTGCCAGGTGTAGATGATTTTCAGGGGGTAACCCCGGTTCTCGCGAAAGTTGGCAGCGCTCCGGCCCGCATTCACCTTTTCGACCTGGTTCCAGTAACGACTGGCATCCAGCCCGCGACTGGTGGCCAGCTTCCGGTCTTTCTGGACCCAGCCCAGACCGCCGTTATAGGCCGACAGCGCATAAGCCATGCGGTCACAGTCGCTGGCGGTACCGGTGATACGTTGCCAGTGCCAGCGGTTGTATTGCACCAGCGCCCGCATGGCCCATGACGGGTTGTAAGGCTGACGGTCTTTCAACTCGGTGGGATAAATACCGGCAATCCAGCTGGCGGTAGCGGGCATAAACTGCGCCAGCCCCTGCGCTCCGACCGGAGAACGGGCGCGGGCATTCCACTGTGATTCCTGATGGATTTGGGCGGCGAAGGTGGATACCGGGGCATTGAGCCCCCAGACAGCGCGGGCATTGCGGGTCAGCTCGCGCTGGTATTGTCGGGCCTCAACCGGAATGCTGGCCGCGAGGACCGGATGACAACCACTTAGGCAAAGCAGGATGAGAGACAGCGCGAGTCGGATCATCGTCAGAGCCCCATCGTCACGCCGATACAAATCGCCGCGACAATCAGTGCTCGTCGCAGCAGAACGGCGGCAAAAATCAGCTCATAGCCCGTTGCAACGGGGTATTCAGGCTCATTGCGGCTCACTGGCACCGGCTTGCCGAGGTTCTCTTTCCAGTCATCTATCAGGTAGCTTCCCGGGCTGGCGTAAGGAAACAGTGCCCGGTCCAGGTGATAGCCGAGAATGGAAGCGATGGATACCAGCGACAGCTTGTACAGCGTTACACCGAGCTGTTCGGGCGAAATGACGGCGATAGCGGTCAGCAGCGCAACGGCAAGGAAAATCCAGTTGCGCAGCCGCTGGTGACGAACTTTATGAAGTAGTGACATGAGGTTCTCCTGAAGAAGGCCAAAAGGCTGAATAAATCAGGAGTCAGTGTGCAGTATGTCGGGGTGGGGAGTAATTTGCCCCCGGGCAGAATATTTCCGAGGGAAATGAATAGGGGATATCAGCTACAAGCTAGAGGGAAAAACTTCGCCACCAGAAACTGTATCCAGTAAAGAACAGGCTTTGTGTACCAACAATACACAACAACAGCTGTGATGATACCTATGATCAAGACCCCCCTGATAATCCAGAACGTACGTTTCTGCGTCGCTAGTCGCGCAGAAATACTGCGAAATACACCAGCCACATCATCTTTGATGAAAGAATATTCTTTATTAATCTGCTTTTCTTTGTATTCAATTTCTTCGCCCAAGGCCTTTATAGATTGCATCTGGTTTGAAAGTGCCAGCCAGATTAACGTCGCAGCAAAAATGCATCCCAGAAGGATTATTGTGTTTGTTATCCCCTGGCCCGACCATCTCGTAGCTACTTTGAATTGAGTAGCCACAATAACTGAGGCAACAGGAATGCCAAGTATATGGTTCTGGATATCCGAAAACGCCTTGTGGATTTTACCCATTTCTTCGACTTTTGCGGCACGCAGCTGATCCATGACTTTGTCATAAGAGAATCCAGAAGAGTATATACGATACCCTTTCAGGAACTTTTCATGCAGACGCTGAATATTGTCCAGTAAAAATGCGAATACTCGTGGTGAATCAACTCCATCACTAACGGCCTGGATACTTTCAATCAGAATATCCAGCTTCTGATCCTTATGGGTATCATCGTTGAAACAAGCTAAAAGATTAGCAAGATGCTCACGATGCAAATTTTGTACGTTTTCAGCAGCGAAGTGTGGCAATAGCTTGATAACTTCTTTTTTCAGAAAAACCAGCTGACAAGTTGAGCTGTCAAAGTAGGCAGCGGCTTCTTTTAGCAGGTTAACGAACTCCAGAATCTTCCGGTAATTGCTGATGAAAACGGGGATATCTTCATCATCATTACGAAATTTTGTTTCGAGGATGAAGTAATTAGCTGGTTCCAGGCACTGATGCTTTGGAGCATTTAGTAATTTTTCGTGTGTGGCAAACACAAGTCCCAGCCCACTCCGTGGTGGCGTAACACGTAGGTTGATCGTGTTGCCTGGAGCGACAGTCCCTGTATCAATAGAAAGCCCATACTCACGTGGATCATCAAGCAAGGTATTAATCTGGTCACAATCTGACTGATCTGAGAGCAACAGCGTACCGACACGGAACTCCTCCTGGAATTCCATGCGACGGTACAGAGCTGTCAGCATCTCAAACGAAATCGTCACGATTAAACCTCAGTCATCCACATTTCCCTGAACTCATCAGGTACATTACGTAGGGTGATAATATTTGTTGCCGGATCATAATCAATATAGCCTTCAGTTTTTCCTTCCCGGTCAAACTTAAGTTCCCAGTATTTGGACTTGCCTTTAAAAGATACCAAAGCGCGGATGACGCGACCATCAGGAACAAAGCCATCCGATAACTCCAGCTCTTCAGCAGCAAGTTTACCAGATAACTCCTCTGGAGCCTGGGGCCAAACGGCATTAACAAAGGTTTCCAGACTAAGTGGCTCATTAGCCTTACTTAACGCATGTAAGTGTTCAAACGCGCTCTTAAGAAACGCGTCTTTTTCAGCGCCGTCAAGCTCTTTCTCTGCTGCAAATGCTTTTAAAACGTCACGTAACTTTTCAGACTCTCGTTTGGCGATTAAAACATCATTACAGCCGAGGAACTGTTTAAAGTAGTTTGAAACATTCCCTTGTCCCTTAAGAAAACTGATATAGCGTTCTGCATCACTTTTCCATGCGGTTAAGTCAATGCGCCCAGCCATGCGCAGCTTAGCAATATCAAGATAGGTACTGTCCTGGATGTTAAAATCATCAGTGACAGTTGACCCGATGGTGGCACTCACAATAGCTATCAGCAGGTGTTCATTGTGTCCTATCACGATGTTTGCAAAAAGAACATAACCACCAGTAGCCATGTTTTCTCGCTGTGAGCGTTCCGTCAGGTGATGCATCATCCGGCAGGAACTTTGGTAGAAATCATCAACACCTTCCAGAAAATCCCCAGCCATTCGTTCCATCGGATAGTTATCCGTATCGCCTTCAAAATAGCCATAACCTTTACCTGTACGTCCTGCGTATTTTGCACAGATATCGTGGATCAGGCGCTGAGAAGCCTCAGTGATCATACCTTCTTCAGGGCTAAGTCGCTCAGAAGCATCCCCATTTTGTTCCTTATCAAGAATGTGAACTACGACATGTTTGACTTCAATGGCCTGCTCTGACATTGGCTATCAATCCTGTTGTATTTACTGTTTGATGACAAACAGTTATCGCTGTGTTCTGAATGGGAATTGCTGTACTTCTTTAACTAATTCCCCAGTTTTTATTAGTCCACGGACAGATTAATTATCGTTTTCTAGGTGTTAGCGTTTCTGGAGAAAGAGCGGCCTGCGGGATGCGTCAACATCCTGCAGGCCAGTAACACACAGAGCATTCCTGTGAGTCACATCATGGCTCAGTCCGTCTCGCGAGACAGATTCAGCCTACTGCATTTTCATTCAATGAAAAAGGCTTACAGAATATGAAATCTCAGTTTTTGCCAGTATTACCGTGGATGGGGGGTAAACGCCGCCTAGCCAGACACATTCTTCCGTTATTTCCGTCACACACCTGCTACGTGGAGCCGTTCTGCGGTGCTGCTGCGCTGTACTTCATGAAAGAGCCCAGCAAGGTTGAGGTCATCAATGATATTCACGGCGAGCTGATCAATCTCTACCGGGTGATCAAGCATCACCTTGATGAGTTTGTCCGGCAGTTCAGATGGGCACTGGTCAGTCGCCAGATATACCGCTGGATGAAGGATACCCCGGAAGAAACACTGACCGACATTCAACGAGCAGCCCGCTTCTTCTACCTGCAGAAACAGGCTTTTGGCGGCAAGGTAGCCGATCATACCTTTGGCACCACTACAACCAGCGCACCACGCCTTAACCTGCTGCGCATCGAAGAAGAACTGTCGCTGGCTCACCTGCGGCTTTCCAGAACCACCATCGAGCATCTGGACTGGGCTACCTGCATTAAGCGGTACGATCGCCCCCATACGCTTTTTTATTGTGACCCGCCGTACCTGAAAACAGAGGGATATGGTGTTGAATTTGGATTGGATGAATATGTGCGCATGGCAGAACTGGCACGAACCATCAGCGGGAAAATGGTTATTTCGGTGAACGATATCGAGGAAATGAGGGAAACCTTTGTCGGGCTACGGATTCAGACGGTCGATATCCGCTACAACCTGCAAACAACGGGTAAAGCTGAACTCAAGCGAGAGCTGATTATCTGCAATTTCTAATAATCCATTTAAGAGAATGGCCGATACCGGCCATTCTAAACAAAGATGTCATTACTTCGATTCCTATGATTTTGATGAAGTTTTGAATAAACCTGTCTAAGGAACATAGTCACAGATATCCCACATTGCATTGGTTATAAACTTCTTTCCTCCTTCGGTGGCAACAACGGTTACCTTATCTTCACGAACATAAAACTTTGAGAATCCCATATATGCACCATAGCCGTTTTTTGCATTTACCAGACCACAAATCATTTTTATTTCCCCATGAGCAGGGGATTCTTTCACGACCTTTACATCTGCTGTAGACGGATCTTTCAAGTCCTGCAACATCAGGTTGATAAGTTCCTGCCTTGATTTGTCTCTAAGATTTTTTTCATCCTGCGCAAACAATAAAGAGGTATGACCGATGAAAGATAAAACGCATACCCACACCGCTGCTTTTAGAAGACCATTCTTGATGACAGCTACCATTTCATTTCCCTTTAACGGAACCATTTCTACGGTTTTGATAATCAGCAATACTGACCACATTACTTTTCCCATACTCTCATTTTTAACCTGCGAACTTGTTTGGTTTAGGCTGTGCGAGCCCTTTGCCGACCTCAAGAATCGCCCTCCGTTGCTCAGGAGTCATCCCGTCAAAAGCATCGAGCAGTTCTTGCTTCTCTGAGGACATAACCTCGGCAGGAGGAAAGCTCTTATCCTCTGATACAAATCGTGTACCAACGCCAGTTAAGAGCCAATTAAGGTTTATACCCAATTGTGTGCACAATTTGGTTAATCCAACCACATTAGGTTCTCGATCACCATTTAGATAACTCTGTGCTGTTCTGTATGGAAGTTCCGTCAACTCTGCAAACTCCTTAATTGAGTTGATTTTTCTCTCGATAAGAACCTCTTTTAGCCGCTCAGATATACACATTTGCGTTCCGTCATTTGCTTTATACACGATTGTGTATATAATCTAACACACATAAGGCAAACATCATTGCATCAACAAAGGGGACAACGATGACTGCAGAACAAGTCAAATCACTCTTTCGCCAGCGGGGGATCACTTTCACCCAGTGGGCTGAAGAGCATGGCTACTCCCGGAATGAGGTCTACCGAGTTCTCAATGGCCAAACCAAAGCCAATTACGGTAAATCGCACGAGATCGCCGTCAAGCTGGGGCTCAAACCCGGCAACGTTGCAGCCTGATGAGCCTGCAATAAGTGTAACAGTGTTTCATATATAGAAAAGAGGTATGTGACATGAGCAAGGTAATCACATCCACATCCGGTGGCCGTATCCTGCGGGTTCTCAAAGCACTCAAAGGGTCTTCACTCAGTGGCCGTTCCAACAGCGAGCTTGCTAAAGCACTGGACGAATCACCGGCCAATATCAACCGCGCCCTCAATACCCTTATTGAAGAAGGATTGGCCCAGAAGCTGGATAACGGCAGGTTTGCCCTTAGCGTTCAGGTTCTGCAGATCGCTGTTGCCCACAGTAATGAAATTGCCCGTGCTCAGGGGCGTATTGATGAACTGAATCAGCGCATTATCGCTGGCAGTCGCTAATTAAGGATAAGCAAGAATGGCCCGAACTAAGCAACAAACCACTGAACTGGCACCTGATGCAACCCTCAGCCCTGAACTGGAGGCTACCCAGAATATGATGGCCACTGTTAGCAGCCAGATGAATGACGAACGAGACCTGCTAAACCAGCTACTGGGTCAGGCTCAGATGGCTGATGCGTTTGAGCAATTTTCCCGAACGGTTCGGACTTCTAAACTGGCTTTTGTTAAGGAAAACAAGCTATACCGCAACCTCAAAGGCAAGAAGACACCGAACGGTTCGGAGTTTTCGGGCACATGGGATGAGTTCTGCAGTGTGCTCGGAATATCTGCGGATAAAGCCAATTTGGATATTGCCAATCTTACCGCCTTCGGCGAAGAAGCCCTGGAATCCATGTCCCGCATGGGCATCGGCTACCGCGAGCTGCGCCAGTTCCGCCGCCTGCCGGAAGACCAGAAAAGTGCCCTGATCGAAGTGGCCAAAGAAGGCGACAAAACTGCGCTGCTTGAGCTGGCCGAAGAGATGATTGCCAAACATGCCCGCGAGAAGGAAGAGCTGAAGACCGACCTTGAAATCAGCCGCCAGATGCTGGCCGAGAAAAAAGAAGAACTCGGCACGATGCGCAATGAAAAAGAGGAGCTTAAATCCCGCCTGGTTCGCCGCACCACTACTGAAACACCGGACGAAGAAGGCGTGGCGCTTGAGACGGAAGTCACTGGCTTTAAAAGCGGGGTTCTCAGCGCGTTCTTTGACCTTAAAAGCGGCTTCAACGCCCTTACCGAGCACACCGAACGCACCGGCATCAACCATACCGGCATGATGGCAGGTCTTCTCGATGACCTCCAGGCGCAGTTTGAAGAGCTGCGTCAGGAATTCAACCTGCCGGAAGCCCGTGAAACCAGCGCGATACCGGACTGGGTAAAAGAAGCACAGCAAGAGGATTAAAATAATGGATAAAACCACCGCTGTTATTGCCTCATTAGAGGCGCTGGGCACTTTGCTGCGCCGCTAAGGGGGATGCAATGAATCCAGTTTTGACTCAACGTCTTGTTGCCATAGCCGAAGCAGCCAGTGCTGCCGGGCATGGCAATAAAGAAGCAGTGTATCAGGCCGCCTGCGAGGAATTGTGTATGTCACGTGCCACATTGCTCAAAAAACTGAATGCCGTCCGCCTGCAGAAGCCGAGAAAACAGCGCTCTGATGCCGGTGATTCCGCGCTGACCCGCGAGGAGGCGATGACCATTTCCGGCACCCTGATGGAAACCATCCGTGGGACGGGCAAACGTACCCTCAGCGTGGAAAAAGCCATCAACAGCCTGCGCGATAATGGTCTGATCGTCAGCGGCAGGCTTGATGAGACCACCGGTGAGATTGTGCCACTATCGGCCAGCGCCATTATCCGCGCCCTGCGCCAGTACCGGCTGCACCCTGACCAGTTGCGAGCACCGGCTCCGGCAGTGCAACTGGCCAGCCGCCACCCGAACCACGTCTGGCAGCTGGATGCGTCCATCTGCGTGCTTTATTACCTCAAGAACCCGGCCAAAGGGGTTAAAGGTGATACCGGGCTACGCATTATGGATGAGAAAGAGTTCAACAAGAACAAACCCGCCAACGTGGCCAAAGTCGTCAATGACCGCGTGTGGTCTTTTGAAGGAACTGACCACACCACCGGGTGGATCTACCTGGAGTACCGCTTCGGCGGCGAAACCACCGAGAACTTCACCTCGGTGCTCATCAATATGATGCAGGAGCGCGGCGGCGCTGACGTGCTGCACGGGGTGCCGAAGGTGCTGTTCACAGACCCCGGCGCAGCCCTGAAGTCCCCCACGATGGGCAACCTGTGCCAGGCGCTGGGTATCAGGCTGATTGCGCACAAAGCCCGCAACGCCCGGGCTACCGGCTCGGTGGAAAAGGCCCGTGACATTCTCGAACGGGATTTCGAACATGGCCTGCGCTTCTGTCGGGTGGAGAGCATCGATGAACTGAACCGCCTGGCGCGTCTGTGGCGGATGAAGTTCAACCGCACGGCCATTCACAGCCGTTACGGCATGGCCCGCACGGATAAATGGTTGCTGATCACCGAAGAGCAGCTGGTCAAGGCCCCCTCTATTGAGGTCTGCCGGGAAGCAGCGGTGTCAGCGCCGGTCAGCTGTAAGGTGGACAGCTTTGTCCGGGTACGTTTCCGGGGGCGGCAGTACGACGTTTCCGCTGTGCCGGGTGTCTGTGTGAATGATCGAGTGATGGTTGCCCGCAACCTCTACCGGGACGATCAGGCTCAGGTGGTGATGACAGGCGAGGACGGGCTGAAATCCTTCTTCCTGGTTGATGAGGTGCAGAAAGACGAACACGGCTTTGCTGTTGATGCCCCGGTTATCGGTGAGAGCTTTAAACCACTGCCCCAGACCGTTGCCCAGCAGCATCTTGATGAAGTTGAGCAGCACGTCTTCGGCACGGCCAGTAAAGAAGAAACCGAGGCTGCGAGAAAAGGCAAAGCCCTGCCGTTCGGGGGACGTTTCAACCCATATCTCGATATTGAACGCGACGATCACCCGACCTACCTGCCAAAACGCGGCCAGGAAAGTCAGGTTCGAGGCCCGCGCATCGAGCAGCGTCCGTTATCCCACGTTGAGGCGGCTAAATTACTGCGTGAGCGTCTGACGGCTGCTGGCCATAGCTGGTTCCCGGAACACTACGCGCAGCTGGTCAGTCGCTTTCCGGAAGGCGTTCCGGCAGAAGATATGGACGCCATCGCGCAGGAGCTGGCCGGGAACAAAGCGCCACGACTCAGCATCGTTAACGGCCATTAACGGGAGGCACCCATGCTGGTACTGAAAGACCTGATGAAACAGCACGGTATTGAACAGACGGAAATCGCTGCAGCAGCAGCTGTTTCGCAGCCCGCCGTTTCACAGCTGATTAACCACGGCATCTGGCCGAAGCGTCGCCCTGAAGAAGTGCGGCAGAAGATTATGACATTCCTGGCATCACGCGGGCTCGTGGAGGAATTATCCCGGGCGTTTGATGAGGTACTGACGGCGGAACCCGCCAGTACCTCCGTCCCGCAACAGGCAAATAACGAAGAGGACGAAAATATGTTACTGGCAAAACAGGTGTTAAATCCAGTCACCAAAAAGCAATTCGGTATTTTCCGTGACCCGTTCGCGGATGACGCCATGCAGAGTTCAGAGGACGTGTTCACCACGCCGGATATTCGCTACGTCCGCGAGGCACTGTATCAGACAGCCCGTTTTGGCGGATTTATGGCGGTTATCGGGGAATCCGGCGCGGGGAAGAGCACGCTGCGCCGCGACCTGATTGAGCGTATTCACCGCGAAAATGCGCCGGTCATCGTCATTGAGCCCTATATCATCGCGATGGAAGACAACGACAACAAAGGGAAGACCCTGAAAGCGGCCAGCATCGCCGAAGCCATCATTAACACCATAGCACCACTGGAGAACGTCAAACGCAGTCAGGAGGCCCGGTTCCGCCAGTTACACCGCGTACTGAAGGACTCCAGCAACGCCGGTTACAGCCACGTTCTGGTGATTGAGGAGGCACATTCACTGCCGCTGCCCACGCTGAAGCATCTTAAGCGCTTCTTTGAGCTGGAGCATGGCTTTAAAAAACTGCTGTCCATCGTGCTGATTGGCCAGCCCGAACTGGCGATGAAACTGTCTGAACGCAACCAGGAAGTCCGTGAGGTGGTTCAGCGCTGTGAAGTGGTTGAATTGCTGCCGCTGGACACAGAGCTGGAGCGCTTTCTGACGTTCAAATTCGAACGTGCCGGAAAACCAATAACTGATGTGCTGGATAACACCGCTGTCGACGCCATCCGTGCCCGCCTCAGTAACAATATCGGCGGTCGCAGAGGGGTTGTCAGCCTGCTATATCCTCTGGCGGTCAGCAATCTGGTGATTGCAGCCATGAATATGGCGGCGCAGCTCGGTGTTCCGGTTGTTAATGCCGACGTTATTAAGGCGGTTTAAATGAAAACAATACCGAACGTTAATAAACAACTGGCTGATTTGATGAATGCCATTGCGGCACTCAATGCAATGAATACGCCTGTCACCAGCATCATGATTTACTCAGGAAAGCCGGTTATTCGTGTTTCCCGGGACAGTCCGTGCGTCAGTCATTTCAGGGGGAAAAAGTCGGGCTATACCATGACCGGTATTGACCATCAGGGACGTTATCGTCAGGGGGAAGTTGAAATTTATGGTTGCAGGGTTATCTGGTCAGAATCGTTACTTCACTGAAGGAATAATATCATGGCAATAAAGATAGAGATTTATATCGCGCTGACGCCAGAGGGATTTATTTATTGCAAAATGTCGGGCGCAAATACAAAAGACGCGAGCGAAAGTGAGCTGGCGACGCTTGAGTCATTAAAGCCCGTTGTAAATGAATCTGTTCTCAACAAACTGAAACAGAGCGGATATCGGGTTGCAGCTGATTATCTGCAGCCTTCCGGCAAATCACATTAAACACTGAGGTCATATTATGACGACAATTAATCAGGACGAATACATGAAAGACCGTAAAGGTCGCCTGGTTCCGATAAGCCAGATTTCTGATTACGACTTGGCAATGGACAGTTTTGTCCGGGAGCAGGTTGCTGCGGCGAAGGCCAAGAATGCTGAGCTGAGTGAATTTAAAGACCGCGCATTTAACGAATGCTATGCCTGGCTTGACCTTGTGGCAGAAAAATTCGGCAGAACGCGCGGTGGAGCCAAGGGCAATGTGACATTCCCCACTTTTGACGGTAGCCAGCAAATTACCATCCGTGTACAGGAAACACTGACGTTCGGACCGGAGCTGCAGATAGCCAAGGAACTGTTTGATGAATGTGTTACCGACTGGTCGAAAGGTGCTAATGCCAACCTGCAGGCGATTGTCACCGATGCCTTCCAGGTTGATAAAGAGGGGCAGCTGAACACCGGGCGCATTCTCTCCCTGCGAAGGGTTAAAATTCAGGATGAGCGCTGGATTAAGGCAATGGATGCGATATCGGAATCGCTGCAGGTGGCCATGTCCAAAACCCATATTAATTTCCGGGAAAAAGATAAGTCCGGGAAGCTGGTTAATATACCGTTAGATATCGCTGCTATTTAATTTATTTCTCCATTTCTTTTTAATCCGGCGTCAGTGCCGTGGGATTCTGCACGCCGGATTTAGCAATAGGACTATTTATGCTGACATTAGCCGGTTTTATTTTACTGGTATCAGCCTGCGGAACAGATGCCTGTGATGCACTGCCTGTTACTGAAGATATCTATCTGAATAAGCAGTCCTGCGAGCTGGTCGCAGACGTCATTCATGAGCGCTCACCGGGCGCTTTCTTGATTTGCGGGGAAGTCTGGCGGGAGGAAGAATAAATGTCTCTGTTATGCAAACGTTGTGACAATCCGGTCGATGATCTGGATTTTGGAAAAGCGACCATTATGAAAAATTCGGATGGTACGTGGTGTGTCGATCTGACGCTGAAATGCCCTTACTGCGTGCTTTCTTATAAAGCCATTATCCCCACCTCTGAATTACAACCTCTGACAGGTGATGAAAATGACAAATGAAACTGAAAAGTACCTGGCTAAAATCAAAAAGCTCCTGAATCTGGCCCGTCGCAGTTCAAATTCTCACGAAGCGGCCACTGCGCTCAATCAGGCGCAGGCATTGATGCGTAAACACAAGCTGAGCCAGAAGGATATCGATCTGATGGATATCACCAGCAAGGCCAGTAAAGGTGCGCCATCCAATGCACAAAGCATCCCTCGTTATATGACGTTTCTGGGCCAGTTAATTTGCCGTGCTATGGGTGTTAACTGCTATTACTCTTTCCGCCGCAACTATATGAACGGCCAGAAGCAAAACACCGTCATTTTTTATGGTCCGGATGAGCGCCCGGAAATTGCCGCTTATGCCTTTGATGTGCTTTCCCGCCAGATGGTCAAAGCCCGCCGTACCTTTATTAGCTCTCTGCGTACGAATATTAAGCCTTCCACTAAAACAGCCCGCGCAGACCAGTTCTGCGAAGGGTGGGCTGAAGGCGCATATCAGGCGATAGAGCCATTTATAGTGACTGAAACCGAAGAAACATTGATGGCGAATTTTCTGGCGAAGATGAAGAAAGAGCAGGAATTATCCGATCTTAAACCCCGTGAAGCTAAAAAATGTCGAGGTGATCAGGATGCAGCGGAAGCGGGGTTTAACGAGGGATTAAAAGCGCGTTTAAATCACGGCGTATCCGGTAAAGATTTGGCCCTTTCTCTGGAGTACAAGTCATGAAACTAACTGTCGGGAATATTCTTTTATTGTGCTTGTTGGGCTGCATCGTCATATGGGTTGCAGTCGGGTTTATCGGTTATTACACCGTAATCGCTGCCCTGGATTATTTTAATAAACCGTAAGAGGCTTACATGTATGAATAAAAAACTTATAGCTGAAGCCTCCCGCTTTCAGTCATCGCAAGAGCGAAAAGGGTTCTGGTGGTTAATTCTGGGGACTGTAGTTGCTGCTTTAATTGTTTTATTCATTTTTAATTTACTTTGATGGAGATAAAATGATTATTGGCGCACTGATTTTAACCATTATCGGCCTTTTACTCGCTATCATGGCTGGGTCTTTATCGGCAAATAATCTAAGCCCTGTACCAGCCATGCTGGGAGTCATCGGTTCAGTTATTGTTATTGTTGCACTTGCCCTGGCTCATGGTCCGGGCAAGGTCAATGCCCCAGATTCGCCCCTTGTTACTCAGGAGGCAGGTAAATGACCCGTTCCCAGCTGATTAAAATCATCCATGTGGCAAAGCGTGAACTGCGCATGGATGAAGATACTTACCGCCAGTTGCTGAATACCTACGCTGGCATTGAATCCACGCGAGAAATGAATATCGGGCAACTGAACCAGATCCTCGATGCGATGAAAAAAATCGGGTTTAAGGTCCGGACTCAGAAGAAAGAAAAGCTCACGGCCACCGACGATCAGTCGAAGAAAATCCGGGCATTGTGGCTGGAAATGGCTGACGAAGGTTTTATTCACGACCGCACCGAACGGGCAATCAACGTCTATGTGCATCGCATTACGGGCGTCAGCCGCCTTGACTGGCTCAATACATCGGCAGCAAGCCGTGTGATTGAGACACTGAAGCAGTGGCAGACACGTGAACGCAAGGCTCTGGAAGAACTGCAGGGCGCAAAGTGATTTCTGGAGGTCACCATGACAACACCAATGGAGCATAAGCGGCATAAACTGCTGTCTGAAGTTGCCGACCACGTTACTGAGACCGGCGTTGATTACGGTTTATCATCCGAACAGGCTGAACAATTGGGGCTGGCTGTGGCAGATTTTCTGGCATCTCACTTTGGCGGGCAAAACTTCACCTTTCCTCGTGACTACGCATATAAGCTGTCTCTGCGTGATATGCAGATTTATGAAGAGTTCCGGGGGAATAACTGGGCTGAGTTAAGTACGAAATACGGCATTACTGAACGGGGGCTACGGAAACTGATTCACCGTGTACACAAACAAGTGATGGCTCACCGCCAACCACAGCTGTTTTCCTTTGGTGATAACGAGTAA